GGTGTGTTTTACCCAAGTTGTCAAACCACTGACCTGTCAGGCACAACAGTTGTTGCACCAGCAACACACATGATTCTCAGAACAGTGGTGCGTAACGATGATGTTGCTTTTCCTTGGTTAGCTCCAGCAGGTACAAGACGTGGTACTGTTGATAATGCAAGTCAGTTAGGCTATGTTAACGCACAAACAGGTGAGTTTACACAAACTGCTGTTAGACAAGGATTAAGAGATACACTGTATGAGAACAACATAAATCCAATTACTTTTATTCCTGGATCAGGTATACTTAACTATGGTAATAAAACTACATTCACAGGTAGTTCACTAGACAGAATAAATGTTGCAAGACTAGTAGCATTTATCAGAGGTAGACTAGAAACTATTGGTAAGAACTTTGTTTTTGAGCCAAATGATACTACAACACGTGATGAGATTAAAAATGCAGTTGAGAGCTTGATGATCGATCTTGTTGCAAAGCGTGGTATATACGATTACTTGGTTGTATGTGACGATAGCAATAATACACCAGCAAGAATTGATCGTAACGAACTATATGTTGATGTTGCAATTGAGCCAGTCAAGGCAGTTGAATTCATCTACATACCGGTTAGAATTAAGAACACAGGCGAGATAGCCGCTGGTAACGTGGCCAGTTCAGCCGCAGTTTAAAGCACTTTAAACAACGAAAAATGAGGTTTCGGCCTCATTTTTTTGTGGCCAATTTAGGATAAATAATATTGTAATAAGGAGAATTATAAAATGGCCGTATCATCGCTAACAAGAATGACAGTTCCTTTGGCATCAGACCAATCAAGTCCAACTCAAGGACTGTTAATGCCAAAACTAAAATATCGCTACCGGGTGGTATTTGAAAATCTTGGCGTGTCTACACCTAGAACAGAACTTACCAAACAGGTAATGACTTTTACTAGACCTACTATAAACTTTGAAGAAATTGAAGTACCAATCTACAACAGTAGAATTTATCTTGCTGGACGTCAAACATGGGACGCTGTATCAGCAACATTTAGAGATGATGCTGGCGGAAACGTAAGTAGACTAATTGGTGAGCAAATACAAAAGCAAATGGATACACTAGAACAGGCATCAGCAAGTTCAGGTATTGATTATAAATTCGTTACACGTTGTGAAGTATTAGATGGTGGTAACGGAACAAGCACACCAAACGTACTTGAAACTTGGGAATTATATGGATGCTTTTTAGTAAATGCAAACTATGGTGACTTAGATTATGGTTCGAACGATCCAGTAACTATTGAAACATCAATACGTTATGACAATGCAGTACAGACACCACTTGGAACAGGAATTGGATCAACAGTAGGAAGAACACTGGGTGACGTTGTAACTGGCTAATTAAGTTAGAGGAGTAACTTATGGCTTTTGGACAAGACTTTCTCAAAGGATTCTTCGGTACTGATTTTCTAAGAGACTATACCCATGCGAGTAAGACTTTCCGTAGCAATAACTCGGCACTTTCTCCACGTCGTAAATTCCTATTCCACGTAGTTTTTAATCTCAACACACAACAGATTCCTCAACTTAGCAGTATATTTCAAGCAGGTGATCTTGCAAACTTAAATTTACTTGTGAAAGAAGTAAAACTTCCAACATATAAATTTAGTGTTGATACTATGAATCAATACAACAGAAAACGCAAAGTTCAAACACAAATTGAGTATGATCCAATCACATGCATAATGCACGATGATACCAGCGACCTAAGTAGAACACTATGGTACAACTATTATTCATACTATTATAAAGATGCTAGTCAGAAGTATTTTGATGCAGCTGTGACCAATGGTAGTCTTGGACCAAATGCACAAGGTGTTGATCCAGGAGCAGCATATCCATATGGATTTAGAGATATCTACACACAAGACAGAGAAATTAACGACTGGGGATACATTGGCGAAAGTTACATGGACGGAGCAAGGCAAGGCAAGCCAGCATTTTTCCGTGACATAACTATTTTTGGCATGAATGATGCTCAGTGGTGTGCATATACCCTTATTAATCCAATCATCAGCAGTTTTGAACATGACACTTACAATTATTCAGAGGGTGCTGGTATAATGCAAAATACTTTTGTCTTTGACTACGAAACTGTAAAATACTATCATGGAGCACTAACAAAATCAAGTCCAGACGGTGCTATTCCGAGTTTTGGCGGCCCTGGAAACTATGATAATAGACCAAGTCCACTTTCAAGACCTGGAAGTGCCGCAACTATTTTTGGTCAAGGTGGACTTGTTGATGCCGCTGGTGGTATCATAACTGATCTAAGTGCAGGTAATCTTGCTGGTGTAGTTGGTGCTATACAAAAAGCAGGCACTGCATACGAAACATTCAAAGGTAGAGATTTGAATCAAATTTTAGAAACAGAATCATTGAATATTACACGTAGTGAAATTAAATCAACATTGCCAGGTGCAGCACGTGGTGTGTTGTTTCCAAACAAACCTAATATACAAGCAGTTGGCTCTAATGCTCCGGCAACACTGAAACCTGCAAATATAAGCACTAATGTTACAGGTCCTGTTGTGATAAACGATCAAATTGGATCAAAACCTAGAACCACAGGTCCATAATGGCAACACTGAACTATACAAATCCAGGTACAGATCCAACAGTAAGAGCATTTGATGAGTTCTACAACAGAGAACTGGTAATTGATGGCAATCAATACGATGTGGTATACAGTTTTTTCTCAAAGATCTTTACTGACGAATTTGCGGCAAAAAACTTTACCTTGTCTGTCTTCCAAATAAGTGAAGACACTGGTGAAAGTGTTGAAAACATCCTTAGTCAACTCAGCAATCAAAATACAATACAAATAACTGCAACTCTAGCCTATTATCTAAACAATAACCGTAGTAACACAACACTACTTGGGATAACCAATACTGCTACTCCTAACCAATATGTTGCACGTAATATTCTAATATAGGTGTACTATGTCTAAGTTTCAACAAGGCACGTACATAGTAATGAATCCTCAGAAATATGCAGGCAAAGGTGCTCCAAAGTATCGTAGTGGATGGGAGCTTGCATTTATGCGTTTTTGTGATAACAACAATCATATTATTACATGGTCAAGTGAGTCTCTTGCAATACCTTATAGGAATCCTTTAACAGGAAAACCAACACGTTATATTCCTGACTTTCTAATACAGTACAGAAACAAAGCAAATCAGGTGGTTACAGAACTTATTGAAATAAAACCTAAGAAACAGAGTATTTTAGAAAGCAAAGCCAACAACAGAGACAGAGCAGTAGTTGCAGTCAATTATGCAAAATGGGACGCCGCACAGAAATGGTGCAGACGTAACGGATTGACGTTTAGAGTTGTTACTGAAGAAGACATATTTCATCAAGGACGCAAGCGTTAATAAGTATCATGAAGACTTGCGAGATTTGTAATACAGAATTTACATGTAGCAAAGATTACAACTGCTGGTGTATGGACGTGCCTATTGCAAACGTTTCATCTGAATTACAAGATTGCTTGTGTCCAACTTGTTTAAAGGAAGCACATGACAAAGAAACTAGAAGAACTATTCGATTTGCCAACTGACGAAGGATTAACTGAAGAAGTAGTGCCTGATAATGTGCCAGAAGCAAAACCTGAAAATAATCCTATAATGCAAAACACTCTCAGTGAACTTGATAAAGTACAAGCCGCACTGCCAATGGTGCGTGGCCTAGAAGCCAGTGACACTGAGATGGACGAACTTGCAGAAAAAGCTACCAAGGGTTTTGATGATATGATGGATCTTGGTATGAATGTAGACAGTAGGTGGGCCAGTGACATATTTGGAGTAGCCAGTACCATGCTAGGACATGCAATTACTGCAAAGACCGCAAAACTTAACAAAAAATTAAAGATGGTTGATCTACAACTAAAAAAAGCAAACCTAGACCAAAAAGCCAACGCTAACAAAGAAGAAACTATAGATGGTACTGGTGTTGTGCTTGATAGAAATGCACTACTAGATAGGTTATTAAACAAAGACAAAGAAGAGAAATGAGCTCTATTCTGCTAAATACTGCATAGAAGGAACATAAGATGAAATCATTTGCACAATACCTTGTAGAAACACGTCAAACATTTGATTATAGAATCAAAATACTTGGCGATGTTGATGCAGAACTAATAAATGGATTGGAAGAAAAACTCCAACAGTTTGATGTTGTAAGTATGACAGAACCCAAGAGTACTCCAATACAAAAAACCTTACCAGACTTTCCAGATGCTAAAAATGATAGTGTTACATTTATGGATGTAACTTTTAACTATCCAGCAACACCGCCACAGATTACACAGATGGCCGAACTTCTTGGAATGAATCCAAATCATATTATTATACAGACAAAAGAGT